AAACTTCAACACAAAAGGCACGTTATTATTTAAACAACGTGTGGCTCAAATAAAAGAATTATCCCCTTCTTCCGATTCATTTTTTAGTGTGGAAGAAGAACGTGATTTTGAAATTCAATCATCTGTCCTTAGAACTGTTGGTTGGCGTGGAGTTGAAGAAGAATTTACTTACGAGAATATTCTTGATGTATGTTCAACTAATCAATCTATACGAAAACAAATAACTCAAGCATCAAATAGTGTGGGATTATTTTTAGATTCATTAGTTGAACAATTAGTTGAATATACTAAAAATGAATTAAAACTATCCGAGAAACAAAAGGATGGTGCAACGTATAGGGAACATCTTAAGGCTGTCGAGGAAATGACAGGGATTACCCCACAAGAACTTACTACTGTGGAGGTTAGCCACATTATTATGTACTTGTGGGAGTGGTTCTTAGATTTAAATAGCACACGTCAAAGTGGTATGGGCATGAATGCTATCTCCTACAGCGAAATCAAAGCATGGTGCGAATTAGTTGGTGTCTCACTATCACCTTATGAAATAAGAGTAATTAAATTACTTGACCGAGTGTACTTAGAGCATTACAACAGTAAACAAGATAAAGAAACATCTACTAAATAGAGGATTAAATTATGTCAGCAACAGACGGAACAGTTAGTTTTTCGATTGAAACAAAAGTTGATGCCACAGGTATCGATAAAGCAGTTGAGAAAGTCTCTAGCTTAGATAAATTAATTAATTCTATCAATAAAGTTGAAATGACTATTAATTTCAGTCAAGCGACTTTATCATCATTTAAAAGCATTGAAGATAACATCAAGAAGATGTCAGATGGTTTTGAAGCATTAGGTAAAGATTATAGTAAAGCCATGCTCGAAGGAGCTAAGATGGCTCGTATTGAGATGGAAACTCAAGGTAAGTTACAACTTGAAAAAGAAAAACAAAAAACACAAGAATTAGTTGGTATTAATAAAGCAGCATCAAATTCAATTGTGGCTAATGCAATTGAGACTGCTGATAAAATTAATGAAGCAAATAAAAAGGTCAAAGCACCTACATTTGATTTAGATGCAAATAAAGCGATTATTGATTTAAAGAATTCTTTTGCTCTGCAAAAACAAGCATTGGATTCTGGTAATAAAGAATTATATGCCGCACAAAGTGAAGCAGTTCAAAAGTTATTAGATTTGATTCCAGAATCAAATAAGAAATCAATCTTACTATATCGTCAGACGGCTGCTTTAAAGTTAGTTGAATCTAAACGAGCAATGCAATTAGAGATTGAAGCTGAGGCTGAAAAGAATAAAAAGATTGTTGCCGCTGCTGATGAAGGTAAAAAGATAATTGCGGCTAAAGATGCTGAAGCAGCAAAGCAAAAACAAGCGAGTATTAAAAAGCAAAATGATGATGAAGCAAAGCAACATGAATTGTTTCTTAAATGGATTGAAGACCTTGGTGCAAGACGATTAGCCAATGAAGTGAAACTTGGAGAACAACGTATTGCTGAAGCAAAACGTGTAGAAGATGAAATAAAAAAGATTGCTGAAGCATCATTAGAAAGTCAAAAGAAAGCACAATCTCAAGCAGGGATGATGCTTGGAAATATTCAAAACACCGCGCCAAAACCTACAGCATTCAGTGGAATGCCTTCAGGTCTACAACAACAAACACAACAAATACAAGCACAACAAAAAGCAACAGATACAACTGGAATGTTACTTGGTAACATTAAAGCATACGCACCTGTGCCATCAGCAAACCAAGCACTACCATCAGGTCTTAGTGCTATGTCTGATTCACAGAAGCGTTCTCTCGCTGAAACCAATAAAGCAATTGAAGATAATAATAAAAGATGGCTTGAAAGCGTTAAACAAGTATCCACTCAAATGGAAAAAGATGAACTCTATCTGCGTCAAGTAAGAAGAACATCTATTGAGATGGAACGCAATGACCGTCTTAAAGCAATAAAAGAAACAGCAGATGCACAAGCTCGTGAAGATAGAATTATAGCTAGACAAGCGGCTATGAACTCTACATGGATGGGTCGTCAAGGTACTACAAATCAACCAACTGCAAACACACAAGGAACAACTAACGCATTGGGTGCAGTAACGGATTCATTAAATTCTGTACATCGTGCATTAATGGCTGTTGGTGTGGTTCTATCTGGTCGTCAGATACTGGAGTACGCAGATAACTGGCTACACTTTGTGAATGCTGTGGGTATTGCCACAGAGAAAACAGGTGGTGCTGTTCAGATGCAAGAGAAGTTATTTAAACTTGCTCAAGATAATCGTGCGCCATTAGAAGCCATTACCTCTATTTATTTAAGAATGTCTCGTGCGGCTGAAACCTTGAATATGACACAAGGTGAAACAGTTAAGATGATTGATGTGGTCACAAAATCACTTGCGATTATGGGAACATCCCCAAATCAAGTTCGTGGTGGTCTACTTCAATTAGAGCAAGCTCTTGGTGGTGTGACTGTTCGTGGGCAAGAATTCAAATCTATTTTGGACAGTATGCCTAATGTAATGGCTACTGTGGCTAAACATTTCATGGAGTCAGATAAGCAAATCAGATTGCAAGAAGCATCCTTGCGAGGTGCAACAAAAGCTGAAATTGATGCAATTAAAGCAGAAGAAACTCATGCATTAACTATTGGTGAATTGCGTAATAGAATGTACGCAGGTCAATTATCTTCTGAAGCATTTCAAAAAGCTATTGTTGCAGGTCAAGCTGAGGTAACCGCTTCATTTGAAAAAACACACAAAACCTTTTCACAAGCGTTTACCACTATTGAAAATGGTTTTACAAAATGGGTTGGTCAATTAAATCAAGGCACTGAAGCATCTGATAATTTCTATAAAGCATCAGTAAAAATAGCAGACAACTTTGATGTTATTGTGAAATCAATTGAAACATTAATTGTCGCTTACACATCATTTAGATTAGCAGTAGCTGCATCAGCCGTAACTGTGGCAAGTGTGGTTACTAGTTTAGAAGCAATGTGGTTAATAATATCAAACATTAATCCATATGCTAAATTAATTGCTGTTTTAGCCACATTAGGCACAGCATTTATTAATTTTAAAGATGATATAAAATTAGATGAATCTAGTATCGCTACATGGGGTAGTGTATTTGATGTAATAACAGAAAGACTTGGTAGTTTTATAACCGATTCAATGGAAAAACTAACTCGCTTTAAAGCGTGGTTAGCTGAAACATATAAACCAGAAACAGAACTTGCAAATCAAGCAATTAATTATGTGACATCATATTATGAAGGTGTTGCAAGCGCACCTGAGAAAGTATTTAAATACTTATCAGACAAAACAGGAGCATCTGATTGGCTTGACCAATTGACAAAAGAAGCAACTGCCAAAGAAAAACTTAAACAATTACCGTCTAATATTAATTATTCACCAACAGCACAAATGAGTCCATTGGCTATTGGTACAAATGAAGATATGCTTGCAAAAAAGATGGAGCAAGCGAATCAATTCATTAAAGATAGAAATGCATTATTTTCAAAAAGCATTGAATATTCTAGTGAATTACAAAAACGTGAAAATGAAATTTTAAAATCAGGCAAGGATGCAACAGATATTGAGAAAGATTATTATAATCAATTAAAAGCTCGATATGAAGATGACAAGAAAAATGCCAAAGAATTAGTAAAAGGCACAAAAGATGTTTATGAATATGAGGAACTAATGAGAAAAACTCATGGCGAATCATTAGATTTACTTCATAAACAAGTGGAAGAAAAACATAGATTAGTTCAGGCTAATAAAGATGCGGTTCAAGCTGAAAATGCAGGTAAAGAAGCATTAAAAAACGCACCTATTAAATTAGAGCAATTTGATGTTCAAATTAAAGATTTGCAAAGTAAATTATCATCACAACTACAAACATCGGCAATTAAAAATCCAATCAAAGTTGCTTTTGAAATGGATGAAACTAAATTTGAAAAACCTGCGGCACAATTTAAATCATTAATTGAAAAAGCGGCTAAATCATCAGGTGTGCCCGCTAATTTAATTGCTTCTGTGATTCAAACTGAATCTCATTGGAAATCAAATGCTGTTTCAGAAACAGGTGTAAAAGGTTTAGCACAATTCACAAAACCAACTGGTTCTTATTATGGTATTACTGATAGAACAAATGATGAACAAAATATTAATGCTGCTGGTAAATACCTTGCTGATTTAATAAAACGCTTTGGTGGTAATTTAGAAAAAGCAGTCACTGCATATAATGGTGGTGGTGATAAACAATATGCTTCAAAAGTATTAGGTTTGTATGGTAAGCAATCAACCTCTGAATCACCAGAGATGATTTCTACTCAACAACAATTGAATACTGTAATGGCGGCTAGAGATAAATTGGCTGATGCTATTAAAAATAAAAATGGAACACTTGTTATTCAGGCTAAAGAGCAATTAGAACTTGAATTAAGAAAAGTAAGTGAGTTAGATAAAGAATATGCGCGTCAGCAACAATTAAATCAAGAAAAAATTGCTAATAATAAAAAGGCAATTGAATTAATTGATAAACAAACTGAAGCGGAATATAAATATGCTAAGGCATATGATTCTGTGATTGAAAGACAATCAGTTTCAGCAAAAGCAACTGAATTAGCCACATCAAAAGGCGCATTCGCTATTCCTGAAATTGAATCAATGCTTAAAAAGATAACAAATGACCAAATTGCATTGTCTAAAGAAAAAGCAATGGCACTTGATACATTAGATAAAGCTATAGCTCAAGCAGCATCTGAAAGAAACGATGTGACAATGGCGGCTGAAAAACAAGCTAAATTGAGTGTATTAGAGTTAGACAATAAACAATTAGCTCTTGAAAAAGAAATAAATGATGTTGCAAGAGAACGTAAAGCATTACTTGAAGCACAAGTCAAAGTTATCCCTGATTTAATTAAAGGTAATTCTGATTTACTTGAAAAGCTAACATCAACTACGGGAGAACTTGAAAAGCAAAAAGCAATTCGTGCAGCGGGGGCAACAGGTCAAGAAGCACAACGTATTCGTGATTTGATTGATGAAAAAGAATTATTATTAGGTTTAAATACTATTAAAGATACTGTGACAAGTAGTATTTCTAGTGGCTTTAGCCAAATGTTCCAAGATATCATTCTTAATGGTAAATCAGCCGCTGATGCACTTGCGGCTACATTTAAAAGCATGTTATCTAAAATCATGTCAGCAATCATGGATTTTATGGCACAGCAACTTGTGCAAAAAATGTTTGGTTTGTTTAGTGGTTCAAGTTTAGGTGGTGGTTTATTTGGTGGTATTGGTGGAACTGTGACTGCTATTGCAGGTGCTGTGGCTATCGGAACATACATGGGTATGCAAAAAACAGTTAGTGAAAATACTAATCAATTATCCATGACTTCTAAATATCCAAATGGAATTCCAGAAAATGCATTGGCTATGCAAAGTATGGATAAAGCCGTTAGCTCAATGAATTTTTTAATCACGAGTCAAGAAGCATCTCGTTATAATAAAGATTTACGCGAGTCTATTGGTAAAGTATATGGTGTTGTTTATACTCAGTCAGATAAAATAGGTTCATTTGTTAAAGGGGCATTAGAAGAATATTTCCCTGAGACAATGGCGGCTATAAGAGGTGCGTTTGTTTCAGTAAAAGATTTTATTTCACCATTAACTAATTCAATAAGCAATGGTTTTACATCAATAACTAAATATTTTGGAATGGGTGCACAAGCCGCATCAGCGTCAACTACAACATTAGCATACGGCACAGCAACATTAGCCGCTGATGCAGCATCTCAAGCAGCAGCACAAACAGCATTGGGTAAATTATCAACAGCAATCGATAAAGCAATAACCCCAACATTCCAAAGCACAGCAGTAGGGGTTCAAAAATTAGGTGAAACAGCAACTAAATCATCAGGTTCATTATTAGCTACAATTGGTTTTGTGGCATCACTTGGTATTGAAGCATTCAGTCTTGCATCTTCATGGAATCAATTAAATGGGGCATTTGCTAAAACATTAGCTGTTGTTGATGCAATTGGCAATGTTGCATTCTCTTATGCTATTGCGTTTGGTTTGAATCCCATTGCATTAGCTATTGCTTCTGTGGCAACAGCAATTAGTATTGTTGGTAATGTGATTAAAGATGGTTTTACACCAATGAATATTTCAAGAATGGTTGGTGCAGTAGCTGGTGCAGTAATTGGAACAATGATATTGCCAGGAATTGGAACAATGTTAGGTTTTATCCTTGGTGATATGTTTGGTAAATTAATTGGTAGTTTGTTTGAAAAACAAAAGAAAATTGATTTTGGTATTCTAGTTAATAAAAAACAAGATTACGGCAATATTGAATCACCAACTGTTGATAAAGTAAGCAAAGAGAACAGAGTGTTGGCAATGTCAACAAATATGGGTGATGTTTACTATGGTAGAACACAAGGATTAAATTATGCCATAACAAAACAAGAAAAAGAATTTGTTTTAGGTGTGGCTAATACATTACAGTCAATTGGTAATGTAGTTGGTAATGTTGATAAAGCAATTGGTAACACAGAAGATTATACTCGAAATATATTTAGAAATATTGTAAATGTAATGAGACGAGTTGAAGCCAGTAGTTTTGATGCAACAAAATCAACTAGTTGGTTATTTACATCTGTTGTGAAAAATTTACAAAAAACAAATACTGATGCAGGAAAAGAAATTGGTGGTTGGTTGTCAGTATTTATTAATGCCTTTCCAAAAGAATACTCCGCCACAATAATTGATGCTTTGACTCAAAATAAAGAGTTATACAATAGTAAAACAAAAGCGATGGAAACATCCTCTGTTCTTGAAAAATTAGTATTAGAAGCTCCTATTGGTGTGCTTGGCTTTGTTCAAAGCAGATTAGAATCTATGGTTAAAAAAGGAAAAACAGTACAGCAAGTGACTGATGAGACTTTCCAAATAATTAGTGATTCTTCTGCTGGATTAAGTGTTGTCAATGAAGAATTTATTAAATTTGGTATTGTTCTTGATGCTACTGCAACAAAATTAAATGCTACAGCAAATGCAACATCTAGTTTCTCATCAAGCATTACTGGTCGAGCTGATGTTACAAATACAGCTAATTTAGTTGAAAGTATTATTAAAAAATATGATTTAAATGCTGTTATTTCAATGCAATTTGTTAGTAAATTAGGTGATGTTATCCACAGTGCATTTATGGCTAGTGGGACTGAAGCTGCAAATGTGCAAAAACAAATTGAAGCTGGAAAGATTGATGTTAGCAAAATACCGTCATCGTTGACAAAATATCCAACAATGGATGAGTTGAAAAAATATGGTACAACTGATATTTCAGGTAACATATATCAATATACAATGGATTCAGCAATTGCATCATTATCAAAAGCAATGACAGGTATTGCAGCTAAAGGATGGAAAACAATCGAAGGGAAAGGATTTCAATTAGCAACACCTGCGGCAGAATCACCATATAATCCTGTACAATCAAATGCTAAGATTTTAGCTGATTATTTTTCTAAAAACCCATCATTGACTGAAGCACAGTTAAATACGATTGCTAATACCAATTTTATTACAAGCAATTATAAAGATAAAGCATCAATTGATGCTAATCTTAAAATTAAAACAGGCGCATTACCAACTGAACTTGGTTATTTTGGAAAAGATTG